CATGCAACCGTCGATGCCGCACCTGCTAACGCAGCGGTTGTGACCTTCCTGCAAGGCGCCAGCACGAGCCATGTGGTTCGTTCTATCGTCGCGCGCGAAGCAATCCGCGTCGAAACTGCATCGCTGGAAACTCTTCCTTCGGGTGAGAATGCTACGCGCAAAATGAAGGGCGTCCCGCTCTCCATGCGTATGCACCGCTACTCGAACGGCGATAATGGTACGGTATCCTGCCGCCTCGACTCGGCATACCAGACAAACGTTGAAGCGCACGGTCGCTCGAAGATTGTCCGCATTAACGGCTTCTGATCGCTGTTAACCATATAGCTTGACTTGGCCCCGGTGTAGAGATACATTGGGGCCAAGTTTTATCTAGGAAGCCTGCAATGACACTTATCGCCAAACTCTCCGCAATCGCAACTGCAATTTCTGATATTCTGTCGCAAATTCCAGCCGCAGAAATCGCACTCACCGACTTCAGCACTTTTCTCGATACAGTCTGAGGCTAAGCAAATATGGGCGGATCGCGAAACTACCATATTTGGTACGCGAGATGCCCTGCTTGCAATAGTCGCACTTAACCCACAGGCAACACCAATGGCACTTACAACTTCCAGCGTATCAATTACCCCACAAACCGGATGGCAACTTGTTGCTGAAAGTCCGAACCATATTGAAATACGTCAGCGAAACAGCCGCCCCTGGCAACTTGCTGTTGTGGCCGTAGGTGCTACCCCAACAGACGCGACGCCTGCACTCACGTTTACCCCAGTTCACCAAGAGGACGGACACTTCTTTGTTAAAGACACTGCATCCGTTGGTGACTTCTACATTCGAGTGCTGGAATCCGGACCTGTTGGAGAAACAACCAATTTCGGATTGCTTATTGACGTTTAAGTAATAGGTATTACCTTGGTCATACCAATGGAGGAATTGGTATGACTGAGAACATAATTTACGCAATCATGTGTTTTTGGGGATCATCCTTTTGTTGGTTGATCTATTGGCTCGAAGGTGAGGCTTTGATAGATGGCAAATAAGAATAAGGTATTTTGGCCGGCATGGCGATACGGTCCAGAAGGAGCTTCCGGCGTATTCCAGTCTGAGAATGACGTTCCTGCCGGCTGGGTTGAAAATCCAAACGACGTTGTTGAGCCTGATGCGCCAAAGCCTGAAGACGGCTCGGATGCGTGGGGCGGACACACAAAGAAAGAACTGCAAGCCGCACTACGCAAATCTGGGGAGAAGGTGCACGCAGCAACGTCTGCACGCAAAATGTTCGAGAAAGCCGTAGAAGTCGGCGCTATTCCGGGGTACGGTATGCCTAACAGTGACTAGGGGTTTACCATGACAGTAATAGTCTTCAAAGATGGTGTATTTGCGGCTGATCGCTCTATTACTGCCAATGGCCAGCATCTTTATGAGGATGAAAAGATCGTCAAGGGCGACAAAGCTATTGGCGGATATTGCGGATCAGTCACGGCAGGCCAGCATTTCGCAAATTGGATAAAGACGGACTGCCTGGAAGAGTTTCATGCCGGCAAGGAAGATGACTGGATGGGTCTTGTCCAAATTGGTGATTCCCTGTTTATCTGCGACATGAACGGAATTTCCGAAGTCCCGCTCAAACAGCCTATGGCAATTGGCTCCGGTTCTGAGGTTGCTTTGGGGGCGCTTGATATGGGCGCCAATGCGGATGAGGCGGCATGGGTGTCTGCAAATCGTCTGGGTTGCGCACAATACGGGATTGATGTAATGTCGCTTGACGCGGAATCGTATCTATATCACCGCAAATAAGGTGCTAAATGTCCACACTAAGCCAGATTATTCAACGCGGTTTCCGTGAAAGCCAGATTCTAGACATTGACCGTGCGCCATCAGCAGCGCAGGAAGCCGAGGCGCTTGTCATACTTAATGGCATTATTAAGCGCCACACAAGGCCGTCAACTGTTACGGTATGGCTTGGCGATACCAAAAATATTCATCCACAGCGAGGGACGATCCTGAAGGATTTCACGCCACTGGTTGATAATAGGGCAATACCGCAGGACACGTTCGTTAACCTGTTGCTGGATCAGTCATATAGCGTAATGCTTCCGCCGGAGCCGGGTGACGGAGCCAAACTGTCATTCATTGACGTGGCTGGCACGCTTGCCTCTTATCCGCTCACGCTACTCGGCAACGGAAACCTTGTGGCAGGGAATACGTCGGCCACACTGTCAGACAACAACTCTACGACAACTTATCTTTATCGACGAGACCTTGCCAATTGGCAGCTTGTTTCGACGCTCCTGAGTACTTCTTCGACGCCATTCCCGGAAGAGTTTGACGATATGTTTGTCATTGAATTGGCAATTCGTCTGAACCCACGATACGGCAAGGAAATTAGCGGCGTCACGGGTGAAATGTATCAGCAAATCCGCTCGCGCTTTATCGGTCGATATACGTCAGAAAACAGCAGTGCCGCCCCAGACAACATTTGGGATACGGCGTTCAACACCAATGGTGATATTGGCAGGGGTTACTAAGTGGCCAAAGTTCCATTAACTAGGACGACGTGGCGCCGGGACTATGCCGGCGGCGTTCAATTGCAGCTACTCAATAGGTTCTTCGAGGAAGACCCGTCTTCTACAATTGACGATACGGCGCTTATTGCCCGCCCCGGAACTGACTCGTATCGCGCATTTGGGTCCGGCACAATGCGTGGAAACTTCACGCAACAGGGCTTCTTTGGCGGCGATCTTTTTGTTGCATCCGGTCAAACACTGTATCGTTGGGATGGGACAACGGAAACTGCGATAACAGGCGTTTTGTCTGCTGAAGACACGCCAGTATCCATCACATATCAAGCATCCCCCGGCGTGGAGCGCCTATGGATTGCGGACGGCGCGACTCTCTACTACTACGAGGGTGATACGAAGTCTCGCGGAAACCTTGACGCTGATGAGGCGCTAAACGTATCCCCGGGCGACGTGGTTCTTATTGACACTGTTTACTATGAGTTTGTTGCGTCCGGCGTTGACGCTGGAACGCCGGCTGGAACGTTGGCGGACCCGTGGCTTGTGCTTATCGGTACAACGTCAGAGTTTAGCCTATCAAACCTGTCTGCCGCCATCGGCAACACGGGTACTCCTGGCGGAACCTACTCAACAGCACTTCTTGCAAACCCTAACGTCGAGGTTAGGCGTCTTGAGCAATATCGCCTCAACGTGCAGGCTGTTGCGCCTGGGGCTGCTGGAGACACTATCGTTACAACAACAACGGCGGCAAACCTAACGTGGGGCGCTGCGACGCTGGAGAACGGCGGGCTTGATATACTGACTCCCGTTGACGTTCCAGAGGGCGGGACTGAGGCGGCGGTATCGCTCACAACCCTTGCTGCGTATGTCATTGTATCCGTTGCGGGTAGCCAGCGCATGTATTTCATTAGGCCGGGCGAGTTCTGGATTGAGGTCTTTGCTGAAGCTGAATCTGAGCCTGATGTTGTCTTGCAGGTAGTTACCGTTGGGTCAAGCTTTTGGGCGCTTGGTGAGTCCACTATCGAGCCTTGGACTGCCACGGGTGACGCGGATATTCCATTTGCACCAATACAGGGCCGGCAGATGAGTTACGGTATCGTTGCTGGAACCGCTTTGGTTCTTGAGGACCGTGTGATATATGTGGATGATAAGGGGATTGTCAGGGATAGTTCTGGCGCTCGAATCAGCACGCACGGCATTGAAGAAGAAATAAGGCTTAGAACGTAAAATGGCACTGACTTTTGTTGACAGCCCGAACAGATACGAGACTGGTGACTTTGAGGACATTAGCATTGCTAGTGTGTGGAGCAACTTCCCGACGGGCGGTAGTTCCTCTAATGCCCGTGTCGATGAGCCGGTATTCGGCTCACGCACAGGAGTCAAGGCGTTCTATTGCGGCACTAACGGCTCCACTGGTGATATGCGAGCCAGCCTTGCAAATCCTGCTGCCGCTGAAGTTTATTTTGCGCTTGCATGGTATGCGCCGGTACTGCCAACCGAAGCCAACACACAGCAATTTAGACTGCA